ACTACTGAGCCTATGATTGTTACTGAAGTACCTGCAGGACCTGTTGCTCCTGAATTGCCTGAGAAGCCAGACATACCTGAATAACCAGAAATGCCTGAGTAACCTGAGAAACCAGATATGCCAGAATCACCTGAGTAACCACTGATACCTGAATATCCACTAAACCCTGATACACCCGTTGCGCCGGTTGCTCCTGAGCTAGGAGTTATCCAAGTTAAGTTTCCAGAACCGTTAGTAGATAGCACATACCCTGAACTTCCGCCAGTTATTATAACATTGCTTTCTGGTCCTAAACTAGTGACACCATTAACAGTAAGTCCGGTTAATGTTCCCACGCTGGTAATGTTTGGTTGTGCTGCGGTTGTCAATGTAGTAGCAGCGTAATTTGCTGTTAATAAGTTTCCTGAATTTATATTATTAGCAGTGATATTTCCGGTAGTAGTAATATTACCGCCTGTTATAGCTGTATTAACTGTAGCATTACCTACAAATAATGATGTTGAAATAGTAGTGTTTGCAGGTAAGTCAATATATATAATTTGCCCAGAAGAAGTAAGTGTAGCACTTAAATTAGATCCGGGAGCAGATAATCCTAAAGCTAATGAAGAAGTTTGTATTTGAACTTGTGCAATATTAGCAGCAATTAATACGTTACCTGTACTGCTATTAACAGTAATACCAGGTTGATTAGTTCTGTTAATTGATTGAACACCTTGAACTGATTGAGCATCAAAAAGTTCAGTAAAGTTTTCTTGTGTTTTTTCAAATGCTGTTCTTATCGCATCTGCGCTAGGATCATTAGGAAACGAACCTACATCTATATTTTTTTGACTCACCGAGAAATCCTCTATAATCTATTATTGTATTTATCATTCCTATAAGTAAAAAAATACCCGGCGAACCGGGTATTAAAACAGTGCTTTTCAGAATTTTATTATTATTATATTCCGCTTAGTTTTTTCCACTCATTTAAAGCTTGTATACTTTCGTCAACTTTAACTCTTGTGTGAGGTAAAGTAGTTTGATCTTTCTTAGGACCATTCAACCCACCTGAAATTACTCTGGTCATAAAGTCAATGTCTTCTTCAAAAGTATTGTCTTTAGTATTTTCAGAACCAGTGTATCCAGCGTCATTGGCCCACTCTGTTAGTTCTTCGTCTTCTTCGCTAGCTTCTCCACCATCACCGCCTTCGTTAAAAGTATCAGTTTTGTTTTGTTGCGCTGCTTGTGCTAATGCTTTATCTTCTTCAGCTTCAGCATCTTCATCAGCAGTAGTTTCAGCTTGATCAGAATCTGGAGCATTTGCTTCAGCTACTTCAAATTCCATTTGATCTTCAGTTTCATCTTCGCCTACTACTAAAGCTTTGCTGTCTGATTCATCGTCACAACCGCAATCGCTTGATCCACATCCCGGGCATGTTGAATCATCATGTGATTCTTCATCTTCATAATCATTACTTCCGCTAGACATTTTCTTAATCAAAGACATCATAGAATCATGATCGCCTACATCACCGCCTTGAGGTGCTGTTACTTGATCTTGTGAAACAGGGGCGCCATAATTGCTTGCTTGTTGATCGTCACCACCAAACAAACCCAATCCAGCTTGCTTGATCAAGCTTAATAGTGCATCAGCTTCTTGATCTTGTGCTGATACAGTTACAGAATCAGGTGCACCTTGCTGTCCTTTAGATACTGAAACAGAAATGCCTTCTTTTACAGGTGTCTTGTTCTTAGAATCAGATGATAATGACTTTTTCATTTCAGCTTTAGTCTTGCCGTACTTTTCTTTAAACTTAGCATCAGACAATGCGGGTTCACCTTTAGCATTACCTAAGTCCATGTCTAAATCTTTCATTTTGCCTTCATTTAAAAGTTCATTTAGTTCACGATCCCAAGCTTCAAATGCCATGATGTCCATTTCATCTACTTTAGTATCGTAACTAGTTCTATCAGTGAAAGTTTTTCCACCTACAGTAAACTTACCGCCTTTTGGTGTTCTAGCAAGGGCAGCAGTAAATGCGTTGCCTTCTTCCATGTCAGCTTCCATAGCAGGCATTGCGTTAGATGCCATGCCGGGAACAGTTGCTGGCATTTCTTCACCTACAACTAAGCCTTGAATAGGCATTACACCATAGCACTCATCTAAGCCTTCTTTGAAGCCTTCATGATAAGCGTTACGCTCTTCAGTGCCTTCATCATATTTGCAGTTATAGCTTTCTTTAGCTAATGCATGTGCTTTACCGCGTAAACGAGCGGCTTCTAATTTATTGTGGTTCATAGATTCATTTACCTTTTTCTTTTTCATATCATACTCAATGTCTGTAGCAACCTTTTTGCCAGCTTTTTCTGCTTTATCATCTTCAGCCTTACGCTTTTTACCATGTATCTTATCTTTTACTTTTTCATCGTACTCAATGTCTTTAGTAACTTTTTTGCCAGCTTTTTCTGCTTTATCATCTTTCTTGACAGTTTTCTTTGCTTCTAAAGTTGTTTGACTTCTACCAGCACCCAACCCTGCACCAAAGTCACCATCGTGAGTTGGCATAGCTGCTTCATCAGTCTTTTCTTTCTTGTCAGGCAAGCCTTTGTGCTTAGTGCCAGCAAACTTTTCCAACTCTTTAGTAGACATTTTTGCCATTTCCTTTGAAGCACCTTTTAGTTTAGATTTTGGAGCATCACCGCGCTTGGCTGCTAATGCTGCACCAGCTGCTTGTTGTTGTGATTTGCTTACTGCTTTTTCGTTTATTACTGACTCACTAACTTTCTTAGTAAGAAGTTCTGGATCAGCATCAAGTTCTGCGCGGAGATTTCTTGATTTTTCTCTGGTTCTAGAGAATACTTTCTCTTGTTCTTCTTTACTAGAAGGTGCAGACTTTCTAGCATCTGCTTGGCCCATGTCAGTCTCATCAACTTTGCCCCAGTCAGATTTTGCTCTGATAGCAAAAGCTAGTTCGCGCATTTTGCCATAATCTGGTGAGCCTTTTTTATGAGGTCCTTTAGCTTTTAAAGCGTTATACTGTTTAAGTAACTCAGCTTTTGTTTTACCTTCATACTTACCTTTTTCACTTGGGGCTACTTTAGTTTCAGTACCCCACTTTTCGTTTAGTTCGGATTCAGATATGCCGTACTGTTGCTTAATGCTTCGTTTCATAGCTTCAGCGTCCTGACGGTTTATTTTACCTGACTTAGTAACTCTAGGAGGAAATTTATTTGCTAAGGGATCATATACACCCGAAACATGACCCGGTCTCGGATAATGCATACTAGGGCCTTGTGATATAGTGTCTGCTATCTTGTCACCAAATTCTTGTCTAATCCGATCAATAACTACGCTGGGGTCGAGATCGTACTCACTGCCAAAAGGATCAGTAGCATCTCTATACGCATAAATTAAACTTTTTAATTTTTGTTTTTGTGCAGGGTCTAAGCCTTCTGCCATGTCATCTTCTTGTAACTCATCACCAGCTAAAGTCATTTCACCTTTGCCAATGCTTTGCTTGATTTGTTGTGCTAACTGAGGATTCTCAACAGTGCCAAGAGTCTTTTGACCTTGCTTGATTACTTGTGTATTTTGTTTTGCTGGTTGAATAGTAACTTGTTCTGCTTCACTTAACATTTCATTAAAGATACCTTTCAATGAAGGCTTGGATTCTTTAACTTCATCTTTGGCTTGTTTAAGTTCAGTTTGAGTAGCTCCAGCTTTTCTAGCAGCTTCAGCGTCTTTTGGATCTTTAGAATTAGCATACTTTTTTAATGCTTCTGTTCTATTCACACCCTTCTTACCTTCATAATCAGTAGCACCTGTATTTTCAGTCAATACTTTCTTACCAGTAGAAACAACTTCAGCACTCGCTTGAGTACCGGTGAGTTCAGTCATTTTGTTTAATAAGTCTTTCATGCTCATAGTATATTCCTTATCTTCCAGCGCCAGTTTTAGGCTTTGCTGGTCTAGTAATCGTAGTCATTGGTCCTTTGTTACCCATAGACTTCATGTATTCTTCTGGTTTGAATGGATCAAATGCTTGTTTAGTTTTTTCACCAGCATATGGACTTTCAATCTTATGATCTTTCATTTGCTTTTCAATTTCGTCTAGATAAGAATTACCATAAGCTTTAGCTGCTGCTTTTGCGTTAGCGTCATCAGGATAATCATTAGTTAAAAGCGGTGACTTATCTGCTGAATTTTCATACTGTTCTGCTTCAAGATCAATACTGTCGTCAAACTTAGTAGTTATTAAGCGAACACGATTTTCATCCATGTTTAACAATCTTGCCATTTGTTTAATCATTGGCTCAGTTGCAGGGTATCTAAACTTTGCTTTGATGATGTTTACTGATTGATTAGAAACACCAGGAAATCCATATGGTGATTTTTGAATAGGAGTAGAAGTAGGTCCTGAAATTTCAATAGGATCAAACTTGCTCAAGTTATGTTTGAACATATCCATCCAATTCTTTTCTACCTCACCTACAATCTTAATAGTGCAATCGTAAGTATGGATACTTTCTACAATGTATTGTTTTAAGCTTCGCATAGTTAATCCTTAAATATGTGTAATATCTATTATTTATCTTTGTAGTTTAAAATTTCACTTGTCTTTGTTAGTGTAAAACTTTAATAATTCGTTTCTGTCTAGTGCTTTACCTTCACCTAAAGGAGTAGCTTCTACTTCTTCTTGTTTGCTTTGTTGTTTCTGATCAAGTGCTGCTTTCTTTAATTGAAGTTCAATTTGTTTTAGTTTCTTATTAATCTTGGCAGTTTTAGCCTGGATCGCATGTCCAAGCATTGTACCAGCAGCAGAAAATATTTCACTAGAAAACCTTGATTCTACTTGCATACCCAAGTCTTGTAAGTCTTTAAAACTGTTAGTAGCTAGTGCAGCTAATTCATCTAGTTCTGAATCTGCTGCTTCTAATCCACGAACTTGCGGCAATGCTGCTTCTATTTTCTCTAAATTAGAATAAGCGGTTTCTGTTATTTCTTGATAATCACTAACGGGTTCTAATAATTCGTTTTCTGAATCATTAATATCTTGTGGTAGTTCAAACAGTTCTTGAAGTTTTTTAGTCATCTTGTATTTATTTTCCCTTTCTTCCGTTCATGAAAATATCGTTTTCGTTTATGACTCTGAATACAAAACCATTTGCTTTACAGTACGCCATAGCTGCTTGCCATTTTGTATGATTGATTGCAACTGTAATTTTATCTTTTGCGCTTGCTGCTTTGCTTTCAATTAAACTTTGCTTTTTTGGTTTTATCTCTACAACTTCAGCCATTCGCTTTTTGAATTTATTTTCATAAACTACAAAAAAGTCTGGAACATATATAGTAGGCTTTCCAGTAAATGGGTGTTTATATGGGATACGTATAGCTTCACTTGCCCAGTGTGTTATGTTTTTATTGTTGTCGCAAAACTGCATAAACACCAGTTCCCATGAGCTACGATATTTGGGAGCGTGTTTACCTATATACTTCTCAGGATTCTTAGGAGTATATATACCTTGTGCCCATTTAGCCATTTTACTGAACTACATTTCTAGCAGCAAGTTGATTTGGTCTAGGTACTACCCCTACGCCATACAGTGAGGTATTAGACTTAAAGTTATTCAAGAAATAACAAATAACTTTATTCATTTCTAATTTATTAGGTAAGCCTCGTAATTGATCTAGTAATTCTAAAACAGGTATATCGGCTTCTTGTGATATTCTAAACAAATTAGCAGTAAAGTTACCTGCTATGGTATCATTGTTAGAAGTTGATTTAAAAAATGAAAATACAATGTCAAACTCACTAGCATTTATATTAAGTTTGGTGTTATAGAAATTATCAAAAATTTCTATAGTTCTATCAGGATTTGTTTGGTTATCAATTATAGTAGGCATAATATTATTTATGCTTTATGGAAATGGTCTTCTATTAAGAGGTTGACCTAAGTTTGCAGGATAAGATGTAGCACCGCTTTTGTTTATCTGTCCGCCTGCATTAGTTGTAGTTTTAACAGTAGTATTGTTATTTGCGCCTGAAGTAGGTGCTCCAGCAGTTGCTATAGGAGAAGGAGTAGATCCTATCTTCTGAACCCAAGCCCCTATATTTCTTGTAACGTTAGGATTAGTTAAGGCATAACTAACGCCATTTAATAATTCTTGTTTAGCTGTTTGTTTCAAGTCTCTATCCTTAAAAGTATAATACGCGGATCCAGCAGTTTTAATTGCACCTAATATGTTACCAGAACCTAATGCTTCTAGCGTACCTCCCACCGAATCTACTAGTCCGCCAGAGCCTAATATTCTAGCATTAGAATTAGGTAGTGCAATAGGACTGCGTCTTCTATCATAATTTTCTTCTGATCCAAATCCTGTAACAATGTTATCGGGATTATTACCATCAATTGCTCCATAGTTATAAACTACAGTTTCATAGTCAATTGTCATTGTGTTTTGCATTATTCCAGCACCTTCGCTATAATTATAGGTATCATGCTGGAAACTTGTAATGATGGGATTGATTAATGTATAAGCAGTAAAATTATGCTGATAAAAACCAAAAACAGTAATATTTTTAAAGAAAGGAATTTTTCTATCAGAACCAGTAAAAGTATCGCCTATGTAACCCCAGTCAGCACCGTCTACTTTAGAAGAATATATATTTCTGTTATTGTATGTTATATCTCCGCCTGAGTTACTTCCTCTATTACCCGAAAACATTACGTTAGGTTTACTGCCATCTCTATAGTTATATCTGTAATAAGCTTCCCAAAGTTTAGTAGCTTTACTAGCATTATCATCATGAAATGTAATAGTGATAGGCTCGTACTTTATTTTAGTTTGTACAATCCTTTTTCTGTTGTACTGATTTAATTGAGCGGTGTCAAAAGTATAACTAGGTAGTTTTATTTCTTTTACCAACAAGCCGTAATTTTGTCTGCCATCTACTCCTGCGTCAAATAATTCTTGATTTATTTCAAAATAAGTATGAAATAAAAACTTTAACTTAGGAGCGTTTTCGTAAGCATTAGGTCTAAATGTCTTAGATGCGTGTGTATAATCTCTCAAGTAGTCGCTGCCGAAGAATCCTCCGACAGCGCCACTTAATAGATCCTGAAAAAATCCAGACATTTATAAACTACCTAAAGTATTATACACTAGGTGTATTTGAACCTACACCAGTAGCGATACCTTGAGCAGCAGCATCAGCAACAATTCTACCAATACGCTGACCAACACCAGCAGTACCAAGAGTATCACCCTGAGTTTGAACTGCGTTGTCATAAGCAATTGATAAGCCTATAGTTACTGCTTCACTAGTTCCATAGTTTAGAGTATTATAGTTTGCTGCTTTTAAAAAGCATCCATATAATTCCCAATTTTCTAATACTACTGGAACAGCAGTACCGTTACCACCATCTAATATCTGAACGTTAACTTGAAACTTATAATCTTGTCCAGACGCTGCTGAAGCTTGTTCAACAAAATCTAATTGCTTTTGTAACTGTTGACCTACTGCTTTTGCTACACTACCTGATGCATCATCACGAATGTTTATACTCATGTCTGCCCAAGTGTGCTTACCTGCAATTTTAATCGTTGAGTTATATACTTGTAATGGGATTTCAGCAAAAGACAAATTAGGTCTTGAGCAATCTATTACTTGTTTTGTTAAACTTAATCCACCATCAACATCAACACCAAAGTTCAAGAAGTTAACTCTAAAGCGGTATTGTAGTTTAGGCATCAACAAGCCTTGGTTGCCACCTGCGTTATCAGATGCAACTGTCATGTTAAATAAACTATTACTGGCTGTTGCCATTTTATTTCTCCTGTTTTATATATTTATCTTTAAAATAGAGAGGGTTTTCCCTCTCTATTTTTATCTTTTATACCTGACCTGACAACTCACCTGTGTTCAATACACGAACTGGTATGTAAATAAATTCAGCAGCTTTAACTGGCTCAATTGCTACATCTACCCAAAGTTCATTTCTATCTATTCTAGCAGGTGTATTGTTAGATTCGTCACATACTACTAAGTAGTCATAAACTCCTCTCTTAGCTACAAGATCAACTAATAGTGTTTGAATTACACTAGTAATTTGTTGTCTAGTTAGTGCATCGTTAGGTTCAAACACAAAAGGTCTTGCTGCTAGAGTTAATTGACGACGAATATAAGCTACCAATCTTGCTACGTTAACACGATCAAGTGCGCTTTGTGAGTTAAAGCTAGACTTGTTACCATAGTTTAACAATCCATTACCTGTGAAGAACACTAATGGATTTATAAAGTTAGTATATAGAACATCTCTGATTCCTACACGAGTTTTAGTAGCAACAAACTCACCTGTTTGTGCATCTAAATATCCAATGCTAGCTGCGTTATCAATTACACCTCTTCTTACCCCAGCTGGTGCAAACCAAGGATAAGCGATAGAATCGTTTCTTAGTAATGTTCTAATCATCATATGTGATGCTGGAACTACTACTTCGTTGCCTGACAAGTCATTAGTCAAACCAGCTGGATAGAATAGACCCATGTATGTGCTTCTAGTTACTAATCCATCATCACCTGTAGAAGTTGCTCCGGCAGCGTTGGTTGCCCATGCTTGAATCGCAGTAGCACTTTCAGCAAGTCTCATTGGAGTATCACCAATGATAAATCCAGTTTCTCCACGATCAGCGTTTAGCACAATCATGTTAGGCTGTAACTCTGGATAATTTGGTGTAGCCATTAAGTTAAAGAAGTTATCTTCATCTCTGATAGCAGTATTAGTATCAATTGCTGCTCTTAGTGCTTGTACTACCATTGCTCTTTGAGCCTTACGACCCATATAAGGAGCACCATTTGACTGCAATCCAGACACCGAAACCCAAGCATCTTTTTCTGTTGGTAATGAGTCATCTGGGAAGTTAGTAGCATTAAAGTAATTAGTTCTAAACTCTTTAACGTTATATCCTGAACGTCTAGTATTGAATAACAACATACCTGTTGGATATAAGCTTGATGAAGGAGCATCTATGTCTAGATAGTTGCTTGTTAATAAGCTAACAATAGTTGGTATGTCGTCAGTTGCTGGGTTAGTTGTTCCGTTAGTAGCCCAACGAGCATCTGCAAACACAACACCTGTAGAGTTAACTTGATCAGTGTTATTAATTACAACCCACTGATCTGTGCCGTCAACACTTTGCCAACGATTAATAATAGGATAGTTTTCTAAGTCACTTGTATCAATCCAAAGATCACCATATACTAATGCAGTACCATCAGACTGAAGAGTAGGTGCGCTTGCACTTACTAAAGGTCCGTTAGGATCAGTTGCGTTTGCACCTGTTGGTGTTGGGAATCCACTAGAATCGTAATTTTGATTCTTATAACCTTTCCAGTTACCATTATAGTTTACCATGATATCTACTTGATCAACTACGCTATAGAACCAGTTAGTGTTATTAGCAGGAGCTTCTGTTAGTGCTGTTGCACTAGCAGTAATATCAGCTTCTACCCAATCAGATAATAAAGTAGTAAATATTACGTTGGGAGTACCTGATACAAAAGTAATACCTTCTACTACACCGGCAGCAACTTGTGTTACTTCAACTACTAGATCATTAGCAGGAGAAGTTCCTCCTAAGTCAGTTCCTAAGAAAGTTACTTGATCTCCTACTGCGTAACCTGTTCCGGCGTTTACAAAAACTATGGGGTTAATAAAATATATTCCATTAGTTTTTGTTACGGTAATTTCTAAGGTTACACCTGAACCTGTAGTACTACTTTGAGTAGGTGTGAATACTTCAGTTATGAATAAACCATCTTTCACATAATCAGTAGTTCCTACAATGAATCCTGCTTCAGTCATGATACCTGTTTGATCAGGATCTGATATTGAAATAACACCGCCCGCTGTGTGTGTAATTACTAATTCACCTGAAGAATTTGTACCTACAGTAGTATACGGAATAGCAGCAGTAGTCCATGCTGTAATAAAATCTGATGCAGTAGTAGTATCAGCAAGTGTAACAGTATATGCTGAAGACAAAGAACTACTTCCCGGTGTTGACACCTGAACTGTAAAAGTATAAGGTCCGTTAGTAAAAGTAGGATTGTTTACTGTTCCAGTTACAACGGTTTGTCCAGTAGTTGCTTTCTGCCAATAGTAAACAGGACCTTGATTATACTGTGTATTATAATCATATTGAGCATAAAGAGTGCCAGCCGGAATTAGTGCTCCACCTGTAGCATCTAATTGGCTTGTAACTGCATAATCAGAAGTGGCAAGAGTTACTGTTCTGCTGTCCCAAGTTGCTGTGTCGTTATTCCATTCGCTAATAACAGGGTTCAAACCATTACCTAGTGTGCCTACTTTAATCCAAACAGAACCTGTAGGTCTAGGATTAGTTTGTCCAGTTTGCCATGATGGCTGCTGAGAAGAAGTTCCGTAATATACACTCGGCTGATTATAAGATCCTGCAGTAATTCCCAAATCAGTTAGTACTGTACCAGTCCCAGCGACTATATTGATAGATTTAGGAAAAGCAGTTAAATCGTTCAACTGTGAAGAATAAATGTTTAATTTACCACCTACATTTGCAGCAGATACTCCTGCCCATCCTAAGTTGTTGATTTGAGTTGCTACGCCTGTTACTGTATTATTAGGCGATGCAGGTACTGTAATAGTTGCATCCACTTGCGTTAGTCCATTTAGTCTGACTACAAAAGTGTTAGTAGCAGTTAACGAAGTAGGAGCGTTTGAACCTTGAATTGCAGGTACATCTTCTAACCACTCAGTACTTCCTATAACTACCCAAGTATTATCTGTTGCTTTATAGAAAAACTGTTTACCAGTAGAAGTAGTAGGTGCATCATACGTTGGGATAGTAATTACTGCATAATCACCAATGTTACCTAATGTGTTTAAAGGTGATCCTGATGATACATCTGTGCTGTCAGTAATTACGATTGGAGTTTGCAATGTAAACTGACTAGTAGTTTGATTGAAAACATAGATTCCCCAAGTTGTATCAGAAGTATCTAACCAAAGAGTACCATCTGCTGGATTACCTGAAGGTCTTCCTGTTTGACCTACTAATGAAGCTAAATCAATATCTGCTCTCATACAATATACAGTGTTAGTTGCACCTAATGCAGAGTAAGCAGCTAACAAACCATATTCATTTAACTCGTACCCTTGAATAGGAGTACCGTTAGTTGATGTATAAAAGAATGGATTACCATATAAGTTAACAAGATCACGTTGACTTGTTACTCTAAATAATTTATTAGCATTTGCCGCAGTAGTACCTTGTGCGATACCTGTACCTGCAGGGTTTGACTTATCTTGTGCTGTTGCTAAAAGCACAAAAGGGATTGAGTTTGTAGGCGCTGGAAGATACTGTGATTCATCAGTTATTGTTACTTCTACGCCTGGAGATACTAGTGCCATATTAATTTTCCTTTTAGTTGTAATATTTTGAGGTTTACTCACCTGTACTGCGTTTCTTTTATTTATCTAACGTTGATAAAAATACAAGGATAAGGCACATCACCATACCTTCAAAGGCAAATAAATAATATTATGACTAGACCTATATGTTCAAAGTGTAACAAAGAAGTATGTGCTATTAATTATATCAAGAATGGCAAGTACCATTATAGATCAAGTTGTCACGAATGCGGCAAAAAGAAAACTAGAAAGAAGCCACGAACTTTTCTTTGGCAAAAAAGTGGATACAAAAAGAAAACAGTATGTGACTTGTGTGGATTTAGATGTGTGTACACTACTCAAACAGTAGTGTACCATATCAACGGAGATTTAACTGATATAAGCTTGAACAACCTCCGCAGTATATGTTTGAACTGCGTAGAAGTTGTTAAGCGTAAAGAAGTGACTTGGAAAAGAGGAGATTTACAAGTGGACTATTAAGTTTAATGCTTTGAATAATTCTTCTTTAGTTCCATTGTTATCTAGATAGTAATCGTAGTCTAATCCAACTGAACTGTATTCACTAGCATGAACTCCTTCGGGTGGTAACCACCCTTCTAATCCTTGATTAAATCTTGCTGCTGAATTATACCATTCAGGCCTAGCGCCGCGTTCTATTCTAATCAATGTGCCATTCATGTTTTTAACAGCACTAAGTTCATTTGCGAATCTAGCGTCAGTAACTACTATATTACCCACAGCTTTATTAAGTTTGTTTTCTAATGCTGCTACCCAAATATCTTTATGAAAGCCTTGTCTACAAACTTCAGTACCCCAGTATTGTAGTACCCATCGTGGAGTCAAGTTGGGCATGTCTAACCGTTTAGCCCACCATGGATCTATTTGTTCACGCCATTGTCTGCTTTCTAGTGTTTCACCTTCTAACAACACTCTGTCCCAACCAAAAATAACTGAAACAGCATCTTTAAGTGCACCAGCAAAGCTAAGCTTAGTAAAGTTGTGATTGTTGATTAAGTATTCTGCTGCTGTGTCTTTTCCTGATCCTATAAATCCTGCGATTGCTACTATCTTGTCAGCCATAGTATTCTCCTAGTATCATAAGAGAATAACAGAATGAATAGTATAAAGTCAATTAAAAAGGTTAACCTTGCACCCAAGTTAATGGTTGGGATCCATCCACATATCGTCTTAAATCTTCTAATAGCTGGGCCTTTGCTTCTTTGCCTTCAGCTTTCATAGCAGCACCGTTTAGTGAAGTGCCACCTGACGGACCTGCGATACTGTTAAACTTTTCACGGGCTTCACCAATGATACACTTTAGTTCTGCTAAAGTAAAATCTTGTAACCAAACGCCAATGCTGGGGTCTTGTAGCAGCACTACTTCAGGGCGCTGGATGTCCGCCCAAATAAGAATTCTTTCACCAGACCCTTTGAAATCTCTAACTATACGCAACACCTTTGTTACCGGATCAAAAGTATAAGTTAAATAACCACCAAACATTCTTGCTGCTAACTCTACATAACCAGCATAAAAGTCATAAGTTGCCAAACCACCTGCATAGTTATAGTTTAACAAATAAGTATTAAGTATCGCACTTGAGAAAGGATCAAATGAAGTAGAAGAAGGACCAGTTTCTAGTCCAACAGTTCTACGATATAAACATCGCACATTTATAAACTCGCTGGGTAAAGTATATGTGTCAATATTTTTTTCTACGGTAAAAAGTGTATAAGATTCTTGTGTTGCGTTTTGTGCCCTTGCACGATAAGTGGCAATAGTATAGTTATACGCGGCTTCTAAATGCGTAGGATCAACTTCAAGATCAATGATATCTTGTCCTAAGCGGTACAAGCATTGATCAAATAATTGTTCTTTTAATTGTGTTAGGTTAAGATTGGTTGGTACACTTAGTGGTGTTGTTGCCATAATATTTTATCTCAATAATATGTGTATTTATCACTTAGAGTAATAGAAAAGGATATTCTAAGGGCATGGCGAGTAGATATGAACCTACTCGGCCAAATCTATCTTATTCTTGAGGTACTTAGGCAACGATGAATTCAAACATTACAGTGGAGGATTGTCTATGTCTCACTAACCCTAAGGGAGTTTGCCGTATTCGCTGTTATGCTAAAACGCGATTCACCGAGGAGTTTTAGCCAGCCCAAGAGTATCTATCGCAATTACCATCTCTTGGCAACTTCAACCAATAAGACACAAGAAACGTTACCAACAAGGGTTGGTCGTTTTAGGCATCCCTGTTCGGGGTAGTCTTGTGAATGGAGCCACTGATCTTACTCAGTTCAAGCTTAGGCCCACTTCCTGTACCCACACAACACGGATTGAGGTGGGATTTGGGTGCTGATTATGGCCAGCACTTGCCTCGCTTGATATGTTATAGACGTATCAGAGGTCGCCCTCTTTTCTGTTCTCAGAGTAGTAAGGGTCAAATTGTCCACCGGGATATCTAGCTTCAAGCTTCTTTACATTTTCAGCAATAATATCGTTTGGATCGTAACCCAATGCTCTACACGCATTGATCCAGTACCAGATAATATCACCTAATTCCCTTTTCATATGAAAGCGATTTTCTTCATTATATGGCTTTCCTTGAAACGCCATCTTTTTAACGATCTCGCTAAACTCACCGCCTTCACTAGCCAATCCAATAGCAGCAGTAAGCAGCAATGGAAAGTTAAGTTGAATACCATCTAGTACTGCTTGTTTCTCTAATCGGTGTGCGTTATCTACAAATGCTTGTAGATCGTTTGACTCATTGCTGGTTACTGTGGCAACGAATCCTTGATATTTGTTCAAATCAACTTGCTTGCTCATTCTTGCTCCTTAAAATGCTTTCAATATGATCATGTTGGCATTGAATCTGCCGTTAGGTTGTGTAACAACAGCTTTAATTTCTTTAAAGAACTTTCTAGCTGCTGGTTTGCTACCTGTAATTTGTTTTAGTTGTTCTTCAGGCTTGCGTAAAATCTTAGCTTCACTTTCTTTTGTGTCAAAGCCCAAAAGTGTATTACCTTTAACGATCAAACACTTGCTCATTTCGTCAGCAACATAATGATACAACTTTCGCTTAGCTGTATCATAAACCCAAGCCTCTGAAGAATTGTGGAGCTTAGTGGGTTCAATACTAACCAAGTTAAGTTTTGTTTTTTCGTCAACAAACTTACGCAAGTATTTTAGTTTAGATACTTGTTTTTCTACTGAGATAGGCTTGCGAACACGTTTAGCTTTAGTTGTTTGCTTTAGCGCAACATATGAATTTATGTTGCTGATTATTTGTTCAACAAATTTAATCAAATTCTTGATTTGTGCTTTACCTAAATGAGAATAGCCTTCAGCAAGTTGTTCGTCTGTATCTTTTTGAACTTCCAAAAGTTCTTGTTTGATATCATCAAAAGGACTGATAATAATAGAAACATGTTGTGGCAAAATACTTTTTTCAGACAACATATTGATTACTTTGCTAGAAGTATCGGATACGGTTTTACAACCTTCAGCTATGTAATCATCTACCATACCCAGTATTTCTCCAGATACATCGTGTGCTCGCTCACGCATAACTACTTGAACGTTTCGCTTGTTTGCTTCTTGTTCTTCTGTTGCGTCTAGTTCAGGTTTCTCTGGCTCTTTGTCGCCTTCAATCAACCGATTGATTTCTTTTGTCAATCTTTCTTTTTCTTCATCTAGCAGATTAAATCCGCGTTGCGAAAAACGTGCTAACCAACCATATGTAGCAACAATTTTACTATCGGATACACGATTTAGTTTTTTCGCGGTGGCAGCATCACCAGTTTGAATTACATAATCTACTATAAACTGTTTTGCTTCTTTATTAGAACAAAAGTAATTGTACCAATTAAATGCTTTACCCAAAATAGATGATCGTTTATCAAGTGAAGGTTGCTCTAAAACTTTGGGTTCACCACCATGCCCTTTTAGACCCATTAAGTCTTTGGGTTTCAAATCTTTAGCAATTTCGCCCAAAACAACAGTCTTAGTTCTAGCCATTTTTTACTCCTTGAGTTAAAGTTACAAAGTATTCTAGCATTATATATCGGTGTTGTCAACTGTCTACGATAAATACTATTATGCCAAGATTATCACTTTACAGACCAAATAAGCAAAACGACTATAGATTTATGGATCGTACCATTTCTGAACAGCTAACTGTGGGCGGTACTGACCTTTATATCCATAAATATTTGGGTCCTGCCAATCAGGGTCCGTCTACTGACTATACTCAGCCCGAATATGATAGTTTAGATCCAACTAATATTCAAGACTTGTTATTTCTTGAAAACAGGGACAGAGCATATGATCCTGATATTTATAGATTACGCGGACATTATGCGGTTCAAAACTTAGATTTTGACTTGTCTCAATTTGGATTATTCTTAAACAATGATATTATTTTTATTGTAGTTCATTACAATGACATGATTGATATCGTTGGTAGAAAGCTAATGGTAGGAGATGTGTTAGAACTTCCACACTTATTAGATTATAATCCTTTAAAAGAAACAATACCAGTAGCATTAAAAAGATTTTATCAAATAACAGATGCTAATTATGCTAGTGAAGGATTTTCACAAACTTGGTACCCTCACTTGTGGCGTATCAAATGCGAACCATTAGTTGATAGTGAAGAGTTTTCACAAATACTTAATGAACCTATTAACAAAGATAACTATCTTGGTCCTTGGGAACCTGACAAAGTTTATCCTCAAGGTTATGTAATTAGCTATGGAGACAAAAATTACATAGCTAAACAAGAAGTGCCAATTGGCAAACTTCCACCTGATCCAGAATATTGGGAACTAGATACAGCAGAAGATTTAAAAGATATTCTAAGCACATACAATAGAAATATCAGCGTGAATAATGCTGCGTTAGAAGAAGCTAAACGTTTGGTGCCTAAAGCAGGTTATGATACTAGCAAGCTTTATATAGTACCTACATATGGTCCGTTTGAACAAAACGGTGCATTGTCAACTAAGTATAGACAACCCGCTCCACCATACAATGTTATTGCTAATTTAAATGGTCCTCCTAATCCAGCTACCGCTTCAGTAGTATCAATGAGAAATCCTAACTACAAGACACCCAGCGTGGGTATTAAAATATCTAAAGATTCGCTAAAAAGTATTTGGGATATGACTGCTGATATGGATCATATTGATCTTTTAGATAAGTTTGTTCAAGCTAGTTTACAAGTTGTAGTAGAAGCTCCTGAATTAACTGATACTGGTTCAGGTTCAGTTGAAGGCACTAAAGTATTAACTGTACAGTCTTTGGGTGTAGTAACAGGTCCTTATGGCACGGCAGACAACACATATGCGACAGCAGATCAAGATCCTACACAGCCTGGATTTACAGATGAAATAACTCCTGTAATGGACTTTAGAGCAGACTGTGATCCTAGATATCAATTTATTGTTCGTTCTACACCGCAAACATTTGGTTATACTAGTGGTTACTTAACAGGTGACGGTTCTGCACCTAACGGATTCCCTACAGGTGCAGGCATCGCATTCCCGCAAAATCCACAAGTGGGTGATTACTTCTTGCGTATAGATTATTTGCCTCAGCTATTATACCGCTGGGACGGAAGAATATGGGTAAGAATTTCTGAAAACGTAAGAACAGAAACAGGCTTTACATTTGAAGATAAGTCATTGCTGTCAGGATTTATTAATGACCGTGCAGAAATTTATCTAAATAATACTGAAGAGATTACTCCTGAATCACAGGGTCTTTCTACAATATTACAACCATCGCCTGATGTGTTGCCTCCGGAGGAATAAAGCTTGGCAGATTTTCATTATGATAACCAGATTAGAAGGTTTCTAATTCAATTTGGAAAAATTTTCAGTAACTGGTACGTAACAAAAGGTAAAGACCCTGCTGGTAATAAAATATTAGTTCGTGTTCCTGTTATGTATGGTGACTCTAGTAGACAAGCAGCTACTATTATAGCTAATAATAGTGCTAGTAATTTACCTTCAGCACCTTTGATTTCATATTACATTTCTGGTTTAGAGTACGATCAAAAAAGAACTCAAGAACCTTTCTTTGTAGACAGAATAAATGTTCGTCAACGAGCATATGACCAAGATACACAATCTTATGAAACTACACAAGGACAAGCTTTTACAGTAGAAAGATTAATGCCAGTGCCCTATACTCTACGATTAACTGTAGATGTATGGACTACTAACTATCAACAAAAGTTAGAGTTAATGGAACAGTTGGGTGTATTATTCAATCCTTCTTTAGAAATACAAAGTACAGACAATTACATTGACTGGACTTCATTAACAGTTGTGTATCAAGATGGTTTAACGTTCAGTAGCAGAAGCATACCTCAAGGAACTGGTAATCCTATAGATGTGTTAAGTTGGAAGTTTTATATGCCAATTTGGATTAGTGCGCCCGCCAAACTAAAAAAGATGGGAGTAATTCAAAAAATTATTGCGTCTATTCATGAAGGTAGCTCAATAGACGATATTCAAAATGATGATATATTGTTAGGAACTAGACAAAAGATTACAGCATATGGTTACAAAGTATTATTGCTTGGAAATTCTTTACAACTGTTGCCTAACAATGAAGCTTTTTATCCGCCTAACACTGATTTAGCATTACCTGATTCACCTAATACTTCATTGTATTGGTCTAGCGTATTAAACGTGTATGGTGCAATTAGACCAGGTATATCACAAATATGGTTACAAAATCCATATATGGAAACAGACATTGTAGGTACAATAGTACCTGACCCATTAGACGATAGATTATTGATTTATAACATTGATCCTGACACCTTACCTCAGAATACATTAGATCCAGTAGACAGTGTTATCAATCCTTTGCTAACAGGCCCTAACGCAGGGTTACCTGGACCTATCAATGGTAAGCGATACTTAATAGTAGAAAATATAGGATCAGATAATGCTACAACAGTTGCTTGGGGAAATTTAGTAGCGAACGCTAATGATATAATTCAGTATAACGCAAGTGCCGGAGAGTGGCAAGTAGCATTTGATAGTCAAGATTCGGAAGATGTTGAGTTTGTAACTAATATTACAACAGGTGTTCAGTATAGATATATAAACGGTTCATGGATGAAATCAGTAGATGGATGGTACTCCGAGGGAGACTGGTCTGTGGTGGTATAAGTGAAGCAAGCCGCGGGTATTTTCTTTTACAGCACATCAACTAATAGATATCTATATTTGCTTAGATCAGATACTAGAAATCCAAGTTGGAGCATGCCAGGTGGAGGCATTGAAAAAGACGAAACTCTTTTAGAAGGTCTTACTAGAGAATGTTTAGAAGAAATGAATATAGATATTACTGGATTCAAACTTATACCTATTCAAAAATTTGTAAACAATGATTTTACATACAACACTTTTTATTGTGAAGTAGAAAAAGAATTTATACCTAACTTAAATTACGAACACATAGGCTATGCATGGGTGGGAGGAGATCAGTATCCTAAGCCATTGCATCCAGGGTTGTTTTCTACTATTAACTTTGATTTAGTTCAAGATAAATTAAAAGCATTAAAAGAAAAACGGCTCTAAGAGCCGTTTTCTTTATCTTGATATTGCTATAATTAAAACAGTATACCTAAAACAAAAGAACCCAATGAACCGATAACTATACCTGCACCCATGATCATCCATCTCCACTTTTCTAAATTAGAAATCTTTGATGACATTTCCTTGTGTGACTTGATGTTATCAGCTTGAAACTCTCTTATAAGAGTAATAGCTTTATCAGAAGACTCCTCGATATCCTCTCGGAGTCCTGTGATATCTGTTTTTATTTCGGCTATTTTTTCATCCAAATTGGTAAATCTAACCTGCAAAACAGCAATATCTGTTTCAGCTTGTTTGAGTTGTTGCGGTACGGATGTTGAAGTAGCCATAATTTAATTACGCATTTCCTATTGTTACTATTGGGTAAGGCTGTCCGTCATATGTGTTAGCAGCATACGCAGTATTAAACGTACCAAATGCAGGATCAGCATTAGCAAGTACTATGTTACCAGTAGCTACCGGGCCTGATGTAGAAGTAAATAGCTCAGCAGTATGATCGCTCAAGCTTTGAACTTTTACAGTGCTTGAGTTAGCGTAAGTAGCAGTAACAGTCATAGTATTAGGTAACATTGCTGTGTTTGCTACGTTTGCAGTATATACAGCACCTACTAAACCTGAGCTAGTTCCTTTAACCAAATACTTTTGCTTGCCTTTCTGACGAACAATATAACCAGCTTCTGGAGTAGCATATACAAATGATGCTCCTGAAATATTTGCTGAAGCGTTAGCGGTTAATAGTGTTGTATCTTGCAGTGCGTATGATTCTGCATCTTCGTCAGTTAGTCCAACGTTTGCTCCGCCAGCAGTTAGTGATACAGTAAATGCAGCAGCGTTTGGAATAGCTTTAACAAAGTATGTAGTTCCTGCTGTTAATCCGCCTATATTAGCAGTTAATGTAACAGGAAGATTTGCAAACAATGTTTGAGCATTACCTACAGTAGTCAAGAAATTACCAGTTGCAGTTGCATTTGAAATTTCAACGTTAGCAGTACCAGTTGCAGTATCAACGTAACCTAGAGTTACTAATGATCCGTCAGTGTCTACGTACTGGATAACTGAATCAGCAGCAATGTTGGCCAAATCAGTTCCTAATCCACCTACTACGTTGCTGTCATCAAAGCCGTACAATGTACCGGTACCGTTTTGACCAATAGCTACGTTACACAAAACTTGTGAACCATAGATAGCAGTATTACCACCTACTACTGAGTAAGTGTTAGCATTTGATGCGGGATAACCTGCGCCGCCTGTTGGGTTGTTGAAATATCCATCAACAACATTAACTGAAAGTGCTACGCTTTGACTACTAGTTGATGATAAGTTAACTTTTGTATAGTTTGGGTTAGCACTTAGTTCAGTTGCAGAAACAGTAAATGTACTATTGTTACCTGAAGTAATAACTTCTAAAATCCAATATGTAGTTCCACCAGTTAATCCGCCTACTGTACTAGCTGGAATAAATGGCATACCTGCAATAATACCTAATGTAGTAAAATTTGCTGATGTAGTTACAATTTCAGTTGAGCCATCAGTGTCAGTTAAAGTAATAACTGCCTGTGCTTTTGCGATTTTTAAAGGACGTCCCATTTGTTTTCTCCTTGAATAGTTGGGGGTTCTAGCCCCTACGCGGTGGGGACCGCATAAAATTCTCCCTATGAGAATGTTATAAAGCTATTTATCTATTCAGTTAAAAATTAGTAGCCAGTAGTACCCGTATTCGCATGTGGTTCACCTAGTTCTGTAATGCTAATCTGACTATTTGCGCCTACACTTAGAAACGATACTACGTTACCTTGTCCTACTATTACTGTATTAACTATAGTGTTTGCAGGAATGATACCGCTAGCAGTAGGACAACTAGATGGATCTAGTGTTTCATCTACAAAAGGTACTCCATAAGGTGAATATGTAAATGCAGCATCACTTACTGCCACACCTGAATTAGCGGTCAACGTTAAACTAGTATTATTTGCAATTGAAGATACTATTCCTACTGTTGTGCCAGTAGCGTTTCCAATCCAATATCCTTCACTTAGTTGAGTTGTAAAACTAGTACCATTTCCTGTAACTGTTGTTGTGTTAGTAGCAGCAGTTATATTGCCTGTTCCAGCAGTGTTAGGGAAGCCTACTGCATAAAGAACGGGTTCTAATGTTGCGATGCGTACTCTATCAGTAGCTATATTAGCTGATACTGTAGCTGCCGCATTGCTTGAATTGTAAACGTAAGTTGTCATTTTTTATCCTTATAATTATATTTATGCGTATGTAGCACCTATTGTGTACCACTTAGTAGTGCTTACAGCATAGTATTGTAAACTAGCTCCAGCAACGTGCGTATAAGCAGCATTTGTTGCTAATGAATTAATTGCTGCGCTGGTAGCAGGGTATACATTCATATCAGTAGCACTTGTATTATTTACAATAATAACCATACCAGCTACTGCTGTAGGTAGTCTTACACCTTGACCTGCACTAACAGTAGAAATAACATTGATATCTTTAGTTAACGCTGTAGCATCACCTTGAATTGAACCAGCTGCGCTTATAGCAGTAGCTACACTGCGAATTACATAACTTGAAGTTGTAACGTTAGCACCAGTGATATTACCAGTAACTGCAAGTGATGTTAATGTACCTACTGAAGTAATGTTAGGCTGAGCAGCAGTAGTGAGTGTTCCAGTTAATAATGAAGCGCCTATAGTACCCGTGTTAGCGTACACATTGCTAGCTAATAAATTACCAAATATCTCTGCCCCAGAAGTAGTAGCTCTAATTCTTTCAGTTGACGCAACTGTAGTTGAAACATTGCCTCCAGAAGTAATTACAATATTACTAGTTCCGTTGAACACACTATTGGTATTAATATTATTTGCTAAAATATTTGCGCTAGCATCGCGTACTACAATAGTAGTAGCACTAGAAGCTACTGAAGTATCGTATCCATCTACTAAGTCTACGTTTAGATTAGCTACTTTTGTAGTAGAAGTCACCGTTAGTGGAGCGGTACCTGTTGATATATTAGAAACTAGTCTAGATGCGGTTACAGTGCCAGTTGCATTTAAGTTACCAACATTAGCATTACCTGAAACTGTTAATAAACTATTACCGTTGTCCCAAGTAAAACTAGCACTACCTGCAAAACCTGAACCATCATTATACTGTACTGAATTTGTAGTACCACCTACGACCCCTGCACCACCACTGCCACCAACTGTAGAAATAGCAATGCCGTTGGGAGAGTTGTCATACTCAATAGAACCATCTATGAATACGTTTGCGTTTGCTAAATCGTCAGTAGTAAATAATATTGTGTTGCCTGAACTAGGATAATCGTTAGATAGTTTTACATAAAATATCTGTGAGTTAACGTTAGCATTTCCGTTACCCTCAACGCCGGTTATTGTTATTTCAGAACCATTAGTATAAGGTGTGTTACCGTCTACTTCCATTATTATAGCGTTAGCACCATACCCGAATGTATTAGAAACGTCGGGTGATAAATTTGCTATAGGGGTATACAAAGCACCTTTGGGTGTCCAAGATAGATTACCTAAACCATCAGTGGTTAATACATAATTGATAGCACCGCCGGTTATTTGAACGTTTGATGCAGTACCAAGCGATATAAATCCACCTACGTTGCCGCCTCTATTTACCCAGTTATTGCCGTCATAAACAAGCACTTGACCATTAGCAACGGTATTGCTAATGTTGATGTTACCCACAACACCTTCTATTTGACTAAAATTAATTCTTGAATAAGAGGTAAGAACTTCAATATTTTCGTTGGGAGTTTCTTTACCTATGAATAAACGCTTTTCATCAGAAGCCCAACCGAATTCGGCTTCGGATAACTGCGGAAGATCAACTAAGTTTCCTGATCTTTGCTGAAGTTTTGAAATCTGGATAATGGCCATAAGATATAACTTTCCATAATAGTGTTATATCTTATTTATCTTTGTTGAATGTTAAACGAACTTGGAGTAGTATTGCTCTAATCTTTTAAACCATTCATTTACATAATGATCAAATTCATTGCCTTCTATAATAAATTCTTGATACTCATTATCTTTAGAACACATAAGAATAACACCTTTGCGAATACTAGTGCCCCAAACTTCATTATGTGCTGTAGCGTATGCGGCCGTTTGTATGAAATAGTCGTCAATCCATTCGCGTTTTTTAAGTTTATTCGTTTGCTTAAAGTCCATGATAGCTTCTTGATTTTCATGAACACCTACTAAATCAGTAGTACCTGCGTACATTTCTGGAAAGTAAAGTGATGCTTCAGTTCCCCAAAATTCATTACACTTAGACAATCCGTTTGTAATAATAGAAGCTGCCATTTTATAACTTTGTTGACTATAAGGATTTGAGCCGGGCTCACCGGTTTCTCCAAGCTTTATATAGTTTTCTAACCACTTGTGCATCCTAGTTCCACGTCCAGCAGCTTCAGTAGTGATTGCTTGTGCTTGTTTATGTCCTACACGATTACGCCAGTTTTGTAATGCTTGTTTAGCTTCTTCTGGTTTGGTAGCGTCTAATATTGTAGTTACACTGGGAACAGCGAAACCGTCAGGTGTTAGGTATTTTCTAGAACCATTTGTGTTAGTTCTTTTTAACTCTTGATAATTAAACTTGTTTGGGTTGTAAATAGGGTTTGTCAATTGATTTTCTCTTATAATGTTTAATTATACTTTATATTCTTAAACATAGCAAGTAGATAAACAATTATTTCATGGCGCTTTTAGCCATTTGTGCTACAGTTTTTTCTTGTTCGGTTTCTTGTTCAGGATTATCTGAATCGTCTGTTTGTCCTTTAAAAACAACTTTGTCGCCTTGTATGTTTTTAACAACTTGTTTTAATGGAGGAACTTGTATCATGTTGTACAAGTCAGTTACGTCTAGAATAATATCATAATCTTGAAAATAATCTAGCAACTGATCTGTTGTCATGCCAAAGTTAAGTTTGCCATTATCCAGATCAGTTTTTAGTTGGTCGGTTACAGCAACAAGTTTTGTTGCTAATCCCGGGTCAGCTTCAAGTTCAAAAAGACGCATTATCTTTTTGCTCTACCTACTCCACCTACAGCAGGTTGCTCAGGTTCTTCTACGTCAACATCTAGATCCAAATCTAAATCAGCTTCGGGTTCTACTCCCATGTCAGTATCCATGCCTTGCTCCATATCACCCATAGCTGTATCAGTTGGCGCAAACGAGTCCATACCGCCCTGACCTGTTATGATACCAAGTGCGCTTTGTAGTGAATTCTTAGAATTCAACAATGCATCATTCAATGCTTTCAATGCTTCACCGGCTTGAGTATTAAATTCAGTACTTTCGTTAGCTCCGATTTCAGATTGAATGCTGCTTACTAATGCAGGAAGTTCTTTAACCATCATGTCGTTAACATCTTCGTACATTTTTTGAACAGTGTCAATCATATCTTGTGCAGCTAAGATTACCTGTGATTTTTCAACTTCTTCGTTTTCTATAACAATTCTAGGCTTAGGAGCATTTAATAAATCTTTGTAATGAGTGCTTAATGCTTGTTCCATAAAAACTAGCTTCATGTATGAGGAAGAAGTTTGGTTCTTATAAAAATCGCTAGACTGTTTAGCTTCTTTGATAAGACCAGTAACTTTAGATAGCATAGTTTTTGTTTTTATTTTATCCAAAGAGGATACATCAAAAGACATTTCAAAGCTTTCTTTTAATGCTTCTTTTGCGTAATTCTTATGTTCTAGATCATTTAGTTTCATAATAATGTGTCCAATGTTGATTAAGTATTTATCTTTTGTTTAATGATTTTGCAGCATTAAAACTTTTATCTTGCCACTCTTTAGATTTACTTATATATCTATTTAGCTGTTTTAATAGCATTTTCTTCTTTCTGTGGTCTTCGTCTATTTTAGTAGTATATATTAACTTGTTTGCTTCATCTTTTATATTATTTAGAACTTTGTTTTTTTGACATATATCTATTTCTAAACTGGATAACTTGTAGTCAATTGATTCTATGTTTCTACATTCAGTAAACAGTCTTTTTTCTCGGTATACTCCCCAAGTGATAGCTGTTTTTATTGTACTAAAAATCTTTTTGATATCAGTGTGTTCACTTGTTAGTACGTACCAGTCTTTTTCTTGTGCGATATAATATTTCCCAAAAAGAATATATGTGTTATTCACATTAAGTAATGATACGTTGAAAACTGGATTATCTTCATTAAGATGTTTAGATAAAAATTTATCAACTTTAGCTTCTTTATTTTTCATACAACCTCAAAATGTATATTTTTAAATTCAGGAGTAGCATCTAAAAAAGCAGAGATGCCTTCTGTACCTATAACAATCATAGGAACACTGTCGCAATCTAAATAAAGAGCCCCTAATTTATCTATGTCATTATCAAACACGCTAGAATGCTGTACTTCAAATTCAAAAACCCAACAATGTTCTAATTTTTCAGAGTTGTAAAGAAATCCAAAAATAGACTTATCGCTTACTGATATCTTTTCAGGATTTTTAACAACTTCAGGTTGAGAACGCAATGATATGATTTGTAATATAGTGTCAAAATTACACTGAGTATTTCGTTTTGTGACCCAATCACTAACCTCGTCACTTGTTTTAGTACGACTTGTTATACCAGTTTTAGTAATATCAAATAGTGTATAGCATTTAATTCTGTATGACATATCACTATTTATTGGCATAAAAAAACCCTGAGAAAATCTCAGGGTCTTTGTGTTGCGCTAAACTAAAAAATTAGTTAGTGAATGTAGCAGTGGCTGCTGTAGTAACAGCGTAGTTTAGACCAGTAGCTGCTGTTAGAGCAGCGTCAAGATCACCACCGTTAGTAAAGTCCCATGCATCTACTGGGTAGATAGCAACTGCTAATGTGTCGCTGTTGTCACCTACTTCAGTGAACTCGTACATGTAGATTGTAGCAAGTTGCTGAATGATTTGGAAAGTTTTTGCTAAGTCAGCACCAGAAGGAGTAGCTGCACCAGTAAAAGTGATTGTCCCAAATGCAAGCTTTGGACCCTGTGGCTGAACAGTAGCCGCAGAAGTGATTGTGTTTACACCAGTGTTGGTGTAAGATGCGCTGTCTAAGTGTAATACTGGTTTAAAGTCACCATTAACTCTTGTAAATTGAGCCATTTTTTAATTCCTCTATATTTTTGAGACCTACTGTCTCTTAAAAATATTTATCATTAGTGGCAAAAAAAGCTGGTTTATGGCTAAATTATTTGTTAAAATGGGCGGCTCCAAAGCCTTCTCTGTTTACTATTTTGACCAAGCCCGCACTAGTAGGGAACACGAACCCTTCACCTTCTTGTTTACCACCAGTCCATTGCTCAAATCCAGTAACTTGTGATTCTAATTGTTGTGCGATATTTGCTTTTAGTTTATAGATAGCATTCCAAATTTTAATAACAGCATCAAGACCTTGTTTGTTTTGTACTAAGTAACCATCATTGCTATCACCGACTAAAGATTGGTATTGCTTGCCGCTAATATTTTTAGATAACCACTCAGGTAAATCATCGTTAGTTTGCTTAGTTATTTTATGATTAGTATATTTTTTGATAGCTTCTTTAGCGATAGATGATAGACCATTCAAAAACTCGTCAGCACTTTTACCATACTTTGCTAATATTTGTTCTGCTGAACTTATTAAAGATTTTGGAGCTTTTAATGAAAAGTCTATTCCAGCTTTGGGTGTAATGATTGCTACATTAGAAGGATTCATAGCAGGTTCGCCGTTCCATGGTTTACCGTCATATTGATGTGCTACTATTATTCCCACTTTTCCGCCAATTGCTTTACCTAGCTCAGAATCTACAGGTACTTTATATTCTACTGTAGTTGGCTTAAAAGTATAATAACCATTTACAGGCTTTAACTTACCTACAGCCATTAAGTCACCCTTAAATAAGCCTTTTGTATTACCTACTGCTTTTTCTAAGCCTGGCCAAATCAAATTAATTTTGCCGTATAAATCATTACGATCAGCACCACGATTTCTATCATATTCTACCCACTCTTCAGGACTTTTAGGATATACGCCTTTGTTTGGCATATACTTATCTGCTACTACAAATGTTCCGTCAGCCAGTCTACCAAAGTATAACGCTATGCCACCGTCCCACTTAATACTTCCTGATTTAGGATTAGCAATTGCTTGTTTAAGTGCTTCTAAATATTTTTCTGCTTCTATGCTACCATCAAAGATCGCGTCTTCGGGATGAGGTATTCTAGGACTAGGTGCTGCTTCATTTAGTTGTATTGAATTCTCTACTACTATATTGCGTAATTTTGCCATTGTATCTGACAAACTTTCCTGCACTTTAGTTCCGGGAGGTTCTACTCCCATTGATCTAGCGTATTCTTCAAACTCGCTTACTTTCTTTTCTTTATTAGGATCGTTAGCTAGTTTAGCGTAAATATTTTCTACACTCATCATATCTTTTTTAGAACCACTTGGTCCAAATAAAGTTTTAGCAATTGTATCAATGTCAAATGTGATAAACTCGTTAGTAGCACGATCTACTAAGCCTTTCATACTTAATCGTAAGCCTTGAGGATACTCAGAACTTACTGTGCCTTTAGCTACATTGTTAAGTAAGACTTCTCTAAACATACCTTTATAATCACTGGGCCCTTGACTTAACAAGAATGTTCCCCATTCAGGATTATCTAAGAACATAAAATCTGCTTGAACAAATCCATTTTTAGTATCTCCTAAAATAGGAGTTTTAAAGTGAACTGATATACCTGACTTTGCTACCCATTCTTTTGGATTCAAGCCCTGTTGTGTAGCCCAATTTTTTAATTGTGATTCTAATTCAGCTTTAGAAATTTCTTTACTATTGACGGCTAAATCTAAATCACCTGAAGATTCTTTTCTACCAGTAGAACCTAACCATTTCGCAGGTAAACCATCTTCTGCTTTTTCTTTTGTTAAGTCTAGTCTAGTTAGTTTTTCTAACCATTTTATAGTATCAGGTATTTCATTTTTACTGATGCGGCGAGTAACAGGAACTCCCTGCTCATCTTTAAAAATATTTCCGCCTTCAAACAGTCTAATCATGTTTTGAGTACATCCTGTGCACCCGAGGGTAATTTATATTTTGCTTTACTAACCAAATCCCAAGATTTACTAGCAAGCTTTTGAATTGCTGCCTTACCGCGATCTTTACTATATGATGATTCTATTTCTTTTGCAATAGTTTCAACATTAGTTTTTTCATTTGTCCAATTTACACCTTTCATATAAGCTGTAAACCATCTCATTATCCATGATGATAGTGACTCAGTTGTTTGTTCATTTATATAATTTTCTACTAGCGCATTTAAAAAAGAATTATAACCTTCATTATACCCTAAATCAGCTATACCTGTTAATTCTTTTTCACGATCAACCGGCGTTGTCTGAGGTACAGGTATACCCGTTGCCTTTAAATCTATAGTTTTTCTTTTAATAGCAGCATCTAAATCAACTATAAAATCCTCAATAAAGTCTTGTAAATATCCTTTTTGTATTCTAGGCAACATTTCCGCTCTTTGTTTTTCGTATTCTGCTTTAGTCATTCTACGAGATCGGGTACCTGATTGTGATTTAGCAAAAGAAGCGGCATCTGAACCAATTTTTACTAAATCAGAAAAGAATCCTTCTTCTAGTTTTTTGAATTCACTAACTTTCATCTTTTTTCCTTAAAGATTTAGAAAATCTGTCTTGGTCACGGCTCTTGATAGCACTTAGCAGTTTTCTTTCTAACAGTTCGGCTTTTTCAGATGAATAGTGTTTTTTCATCAACTCTAACAAGTTGATAGCACTTGTGATAACATTGTTGGCACGGTTCTCAATAAGATGATTAACATCTTTATTGTTTCCCATGCTTTCTAATTCTTCTAAAAGACTACGTGTTTTCTTTTGCATACTGTGACCTTTATTATATTTATCTTGATTAACTATTCTTTAAGGAACTTAACATACTTCTAAGCTTACTACCTTGAACATCTGCTACTACTTTCTTTTCAGGATTTATCTCACCTGTGTTTGTATCTACAGTTTCATTTGAAGACATAGTACTCATTGGCTTAATCTTGCTCATAATATCAGTAGCAGATTGACGACCACCAGAAGAACTATCATCACCTCCTTCGTCTGTAATTCGCATAGTATCCATGTTATAGTCTAGTTCAATTTGATGACCTACACCAGTAGAACTACGCGACTTCATACACTGAATTTGATATTTACCTCGTTCTTTTAACGATCTGCTAGTAATAATACCAAATACATAGTCAGCAGTATTGATTTTAGAAATACCACCAGCAATGTGACTATGATCAAACGATACTTCTTCAACAGCCGATCTGTTTAGTTGTGAAGCAGTTACCATTAGTACGCCCAATTCTTTTGCTAAGTTTCTTAATTCTTCTGAAACATACTTGTCTTTAATAAACTGATCAGTGGGATTTACTTTTACTGATACAGGCATTACAAGATCCAAGTAGTCAATCATTACAAAGTCTACTGGCATTCCTGTTTGTATCTGAACTTCTTTGATATAGCTTCTGATAGCGTTTACATTGCTTTGTGCAGGTAATCCTTTAACACGATATTGGCCTGACTTTTTTGCAGCCATTTTGACTTTTAGTTCTACAGTATCTAAGTCTTTTCTGATATCTTTTGTGCTCATGCTGGTTAACATAGCATCTGTTCTTAGTGCTGTTAACTCTTCAGAAAGTTCTAGTGTGATATAAACACCGCTTAATCCTTGTGACAAAAAGTTAAGAGCTATGTTCATCATTACTAGCGACTTACCTGATCCTGAACCACCTGCAAAGATGTTTAGTTCGCCCCTGCTCATACCACCATACATGATTTTGTCTAACTGAGGCCAACCTGTGCTTACTTGTCCACCTTGATTGAAGTATCTGTTCAATCGTTCTTTAGGGTCACCAAAGTAATTTGTACCCATATCTCGCTGAAGTGATATTTGAACTGCGTCCTTTACCAGTTTTTCTACTGGATCGTATTCACCCTTTTCTAATAGTTCGGCTGCTTTTAAAATTGCTCGTTCTAATTCTTGTCTTTTAGTAAAGTTTTCAAACTCAGTTAGAAAAAATTCAATATGTCCTTGTGAGTCTAAGTCAGCTATTCGTTCAATTTCTACACCAGTAGCTGCTTTAATTTGTGTAGGATCGGGCAAAATATTATATTTTTGTGCGTGTTCAACCATAAACTCTGCTACATGTCTTACACTTCTATCAAAGTTTTTAGGGTTCATGATATTCATAACTCGTGTATAAAGATCCGAGTTAGTTACCATCATTCGTAAGAATAATGTTTGTACTTCTGTATTAAACTCTTTTAACAAGCTTTTTTCTCCTCAATTCTAATTTTATTCTACTCATTGTCGCTGATTGTATGATACTTAGTAGTGTAGGTAATCTACCGTATTTTATGACGGCCTCGTTTACATCTTTGATAGGTATACCTTTGTCATTCAATCCCCACTCAGGTAAGCTTACTTGATACCCTAATTCTAATGCTTGATCAATCAAATCTAATCCTGTTTTGTCTTGATCAGGGACTACAATAATAGTTCTGTTTAATCGTCTTAACAATTCTTGTTGTTCTAAACTGATCGTACTAGTACCCAATGCACAAGCATCTATACTTAATGCGTCAAATATACCTTCAACTACGATACAAATAGACCAATCAGGTTTTTGAAAATCATACCCAAATAGATAACCAGTGGGCTGATCGTTTAGATACTTTGGCTTTCTGTCGTCTAAAAATCTGCTAGTGTTGCCAACAATCTTTCCTTTGTATGTAAAGGGAATAATAACTCTGTTTGCGTTTCTACCTATCTCATTAGGCGTGATTAAAAACGGATATTCATCATAATGTATTTTTCTATTTTCTATGTATTCAATAAATTTATGATGATTTGGATTGTTGATATCTAGTGCTTCGCTGTTTTCAGGGAGTTCTTTTTCTTTGAAATTGATAGTTACGTTACGAACGATTGGCGTAATGTAATCTAAGATATCTTTATTTTGTATGCTTTCTAAGCCGATTTTAGTAATTAGATTTTCATCAGCACCGCACCATTTTAAAAATAGTTTAGTATTAGCAGAAAGAGGTTTACCAAGTTCAAACCTGCACTTGAAATGACAATTAAAACAACTGTATGTAAAGTTATAGTTGTCTTTTATCAAGCCGCCACGCATTCTTTTATCGGGCTTGTGACCACGATGATGACAACAGGGCGCGTTAAAACTTATCCAACCTTTAGCAGTTGATTTTCGTTTACCAGGAATAATTGTTATAATATCAAACATTCACTAATTATAACAGATTTATATAGTAAATCAATATGTTATCTTGCCAAGATGTTGGCAACTTCACCCTGTTCACTGTTAAACTGTAATCTAATAAATGGATGAAATCCATTAATAGTATACCCTTTAGTTTCAGAAATATTAGAATATTCCGCTGCGGTAATGTCGTACCAATCATTATCTACTATAGTTGAACCTTGAATAACTATATTACCTTCATATTCATTATACTGTGCTTGTATGGTAAGAATAGGATTGTCTTGAGTATTAATTACGCTGCTATAGTATGTAAAGTTAGACCCACTTGAGTTGGGATGTAAATTAGGAAAGTCTTGACCAGTAGGTATAGTAACTACTTCAGAAGGGACAAACGAAGGTAGTATAGAATTGACTATGTTCATGTCACCTCTTGCTCCAGAGTTTTGGTCTACAAAAACAGGAAAATCAAATTCTCCAACTGGTATTTCTAAACTATAAAAAGCTTTTTGTGCTGGGATATCTTCTATTTCTGCTGCGTTTAACTGAAGCACCGCAATGCCAGTTACTGGTAGTTGTAAAGTTAATGCTTTTCTGATAAGTACCTCAGTACCATTATAGTTTAAAACGCGACAAGTAATTGTTTTACCTGTAATATTTACTGGCTTTTGTTCTTGATTTAAGAACTGGAACTGAATTTGATTGTCTGTACCCTTATGTAAGGTCAATGGTTTGCTGTACTGTGGCATATAACTCCTAGGGCTATTTCCGGATAAAAGTATTACTATTTGTCTTGGTATGTAATAAAAAACTTGTGTTGAATACACGAATGATATCCTTTAGATATATTTAGTCTTGTTAGTAATTAAATTTATTTGATTTGTTTTGAAAAGGGTATAAATATCATTATATGAGTTCAGAAGATTTTTTCAAAAAACTAAGCGATAGTCACCCCTTTATAACTGTGTGCCATTATGCCAGCCAAGATTATGTAGGCATAGTTCAAAACAGAGATGATATTGTTACTACCATATATGATTATGGTGCTATTGTAGAAGCAGAATTAAAAGAAAGATTTTTAGAGTTAGGTGATGTTTGGTGGTGGGAATCAAATAGAATGCTGCCCATCAATATCTTTTTAAAAGAAGAATGGGCAGTTTTTAAACCCTACATAAGAACTTTTAATAATAAAAGTTTGACTATATTACATGGACCAACAGTTAGTTTAACTGATTTAGGTAAAAGAAGATCAAAAAGACGTTCTATTACCTTAGTTAAACGGCTTTTCTAGCTCTTATCTTTTTTCTCTTTTCTTTTGCTCTATCAAGTACTAACTTACTAACTTTAGTGTCAAAGCAAATGCCGTCTAAATGATTGTGCTCGTGCTGAAATACTCTTGCCATCAAACCAGTTAATTCTTGTTCAACTTTTTCACCGGCTACATTGTAATATTTTACACTAATATCTTTATAACGTTCCACATACATCCAAAGATCAGGAAAGCTTAAACATCCTTCTTGATCTCTAACTCGCTCAGCACCTGATATGATTTCAGGATTGATACAAGCTACTAAGTGATCAGGATTGCCCATAACAAATATGCGTTTAGATATGCCGCATTGTGGCGCAGCTAAACCTATGCCATTGTGAAGAACCATTAGCTTAGCCATTGCTTTTACTAGTTCGCTAGGATCACCGTCTTTTTCCCAGTCCCATGCTTCTGCTACTTCTCTTAGTATTTCACTATCTTCTGGTATTAATTTAAGATCCATTTTGTTCCTC